TCCGCCTCCTGGGCCAGCGATACTAGCAAATTTCTCACGTGCCTCACCTAAGATGCTCAAACATTGACTAAAGGTCCAGTCACCAATCCAAACACCACTACCCGGATCTTGCAACAACACTTGTTCAGGTTTTTGAATGTCAGCCCATATCAATACTTGTTCCCCGCTAGCTTTAGGATCACGAACAATACGCAATTCTTTTGTAACAGGATTGAAGGTGAATATAACAAAGCCACCGAACATACGTGCGGCTAATTCAATATATTGAGCATAAAAGTCATAAGTTGCCAAACCACCTGCTTGGTTGTAATTTAACAAATAGGTATTAAGAATGGCACTACTAAAAGGGTCAAAACTACTTGCACTTGGACCAGTCTCCAATCCAATTGTTCTACGAAACAATTGTCTTACGTTAATGAATTCCGAAGGTAATGTATAAACATCTAAATTCTTTTCCATCTTTAACAAGGTGTAAGATTCCTGTGTTGAATTCTGAGCCCGTTGTCTATAAACTTTAACTGCGTATTGATATGCAGCCTCATAGTGTTCAGGATCTAATTCTACATCAACTATCCCGCCACCAAGACGTAAATTTAAATTTCTAAATAGGTCTTCTTTTAATTCGTCTAGTGTAGTACCAGCCATATAATTCTCCAGATAGTGTATTTATCTGGAGAACTGAACATAATCAAATATCGTTAGATTTGCGATTTTCGCTGTTGAACACGTTAAACTCACCACCGGGATATCGTGCTTTTAATTTCTCTACGTTCTCAGCAATCACATCATTAGGATCTAGGCGAAGTGCCCTGCAAGCATTGACCCAGTACCACATGATATCACCGAGTTCTCGTTTCATGTGGAATACATTATCAGCAGTTAGAGGTTTACCTTGAAAGAAAATCTTCTTTGGAATTTCAATAAACTCACCTGACTCTGCGGCTAATCCTAGACATGCGGTAAGCAATAAAGGTACGTTGATATCAGGTCCATGTTCTTGTGTTACATCATCAAAGTTACCGTCTAGTTCATCTAAACGATCCATAAAAGTTGTCAAATCATTGCTTGGTTGACTTGTCACAGCTTTTACAAAATCACTATATTTGTTCAAATCTACATTCATGGCATACTCCAAGCATCAAATGCAAGTACAAAGCCCACAAATAGTAGAATAAATCCATTGCTAGTTTGTCCAAATGCAAATGCGTTCAATCCGCATAGCATGTTAACACCACCTAGTGTGTAACCTACTTTTTTACGATTTTCACCTAACCAAAATACAAGTTTGTTTATCATATTAAAATGCTTTCAAAATAATCATGTTTTCATTAAAGCGACCATTGGGCACTGCACCAACTGCTTTAATATCTTTAAAGTATTTACGAGCCGCGGGCTTGCTTCCCATAATTTCTTTAATCTGCTCACCGGGCTTACGCAAAGTTTTCATTTCGCTGGTGTTGTTGTCAAAGCCTAGAATTGTGTTACCTTTTACAGTAAATGCTTTGCTATACTCATCCGCAATGTAGTGATGCATTTTACGCTTTGCAGTATCATATACCCATGCCTCGCTTGCACCATGCAACTTAGTTGGATGTACGCTAATCAAATCAAGTTTGTTCACGGCATCCTTGAATACTTTCAAATACTTGAGTTTAGCTACAATCTTCTCAACAGGAACTGCTTTCTTTTTGCGGGGTGCTTTGCTGGCTTTCTTAATTGAGATATAACTGTTAAGGTCACTCAACACCTGCTCAATGAATTTAAGTGTGTTACGCAATTTAACTTTGCCTAAATAACTATAGGCTTCTGTCAACTGTTCGTCCTCGCCTTCAGAAACCATGTCAAATTCTTGTTGTTTGCGCTTCCAAATCTCAACAATCAATGAGATATGCTGTGGCATGACATTAAACTTAGCAACAATGTCAACTGTTTTTTGTGTTACTTTCCCGTCAGTAATCCATTCATCAAAAATAGATTCAAGTTCACCTGCGGCTTCTAGTGCTTTTTCACGCATAATCTCCTGCACATTGGGGCGATTGCTAGGTTCTTTATCTTTTTCAACCACTTCGGGTTTGTTGACCAGTTTATACAAACGGCTTATCTCATTTTCAAGAGTGGTTGATTCATGTTCATTAAGTTCAAGACCACGCATTGTCATACGTGCCAACCAGCACAATGTCATCAAAAACTCAGATTCGTGAACCTTACGCAAATGTTTAGATTCGACTGTGCGATTATGATATTCCAAATACAGGCAAAGCAACTCTTTGGCGTCTTTTTTGCCATAAAAACGATTGTACCAAGTGAAACTTTGTGTCAATGCCAAAGTTCTACGATCACTATCTGGTTGCAAAGGGAAGAAGGGTTCTTCACCCATATATTTTGTGTCAGCATCACGTGGATTTAGTGCTTTGACAAAGTGGTCAGAAGTTGGTTTGGGTTTACGGGTCGCCATGTGTTCTCCTATTACGATTCATGTATTATATATGATATTCCATTATTTGTCAAGTTCTATAGGTAATACTTTAGACATAAATACTAAGTAAACGGATAACAACATGCCTAGACTCTCATTATATCGGCCACAGAAATCAAATGATTATAGATTCCTTGATAGAACAATTAAGGAGATGTTTGTCGTGGGAGGAACGGATCTATACGTTCACAAGTATTTAGGCATACCTGATACCGGGGCTAGTGCTGATTTGACACAGCCTCAGTATGATACTCTGGACCCGACCAATATACAGGATTTATTATTCTTAGAAAATCGTGATAGAAAGTATGATACTAGCATTTATAGAATTCGTGGTCACTACAATGTAATGAATTTAGACTTTGATTTAAGTCAGTTTGGATTGTTCTTAAATAATGATATCATTTTTATAACTATACATTATAATGATATGATAGAACTAATAGGTCGTAAACTAATGGTTGGTGATGTATTAGAGTTACCCCACTTAACAGACTATCATCCACTTAACGAAGCGATACCTGTAGGGTTGCGTAGATATTATCAAGTGACGGATGGTAACTTTGCTAGTGAAGGTTTTAGTCAAACATGGTATCCACATTTGTGGCGCATTAAATGTGAGCCATTAGTTGACAGCCAAGAATTTAGTAACATATTAAGTCAGCCGTTAGAAAAAGATAACTTCTTGGGTGATTGGGATCCTACTAAAACATATATCATTCCTGCAGGACAAACATACACAATTCAATATGGTGATAAAACATATACTATCACGGGAGCAAGTCCAGGTGGGACTACAGTACCTGCAGGTGTAGCGCCAACCGATCCTTTGTATTGGCAGATTAGTACTGCTGATAATCTACGTGACATTATCGGTAGATATAATAAGAATATCGCAATCAATGATGCAGTGATTGCAGAAGCAAGTAGATTATTACCTAAGACAGGTTACGATAGAAGTCAATTATATCTTGTTCCTACTCTAGATGGGGAACCAGAAGCGCCAGTCAACATTATTGCACCAACTGGAAATCCTGTACCAACTAGGGCTACCCTAATGATGATGACTAATCCTATGTACAAGAATCCAAGTCCAGTACTTAGAATAGGTGCTGAGGCTCGTAAGAAGTTATGGAGTTTGACGGGCAACGATGCTGATAAATTACGTGAACAACTTGCAATCACTTTAAAGACTGCAAAATTGGCACCACAACGCACTGATACAGGAAGTGGTCAAGTTGATGGTACGTTAGTGTTAATAGCAAAAGCAACAGGACCGATCTCTGCACCGTATGGTACCGCAGACAACACATATAGTACCGCAGACAACTTCCCAACATTCACTCTTACATCACTTGCAGTTCCAATTGGAAGTACTGTTATTAGTGTGCAACCACTAGATGTTACACAAGACATTGCCCCATTGAATAATCTATCAGCATTTGTTACGTCAGTTAATGGTACACGTACAGATATATTTGATTATGGTACACGAATTGTTAGTGTGAATAGAGTGAACAATACCTTTGTGGTAGATATTCCTACTGTAGCTTTTATGCCAGCTGGTACTGAGATAACAATAGAACCTAATTTCCCATATACAATTAGTCAACAAATGGATTTCCGTGCTGACTGTGATCCTAGATTCGTATATGTCACCCGATCAAGCCCGCAAGGATTTGGATATACAGATGGTTATATGATCGGTGACGGGACAGCACCTAATGGATTCCCAGTTGGATCAGGTATAACTTTCCCTGTACAACCCGCAGTGGGAGATTACTTCTTACGTACAGATTATCTACCCAACTTGTTATATCGTTGGGACGGTTCACTATGGATTAGAATTGGTCAGAGTTCACGTGCAGGAGTAGCATTTGATTCTACTGTACCAGGACAACAATCACAATTGTCATCTTTCATCAATAATACACAAACATTAACATTAACAGATGGTACAGTAGTACCACAGCAACAACCATTGTCAACACTATTGACGATACAACCAGATTAAGGTTTATAATGGCACAGTTTTTTTACGACAATCAAATAAGAAGATTCTTAATTCAGTTTGCAAGAATTTTCAGCAATTGGCAAGTAACTAAAGGCAAAGACCCTGCGGGTAATGACATACTTATACGTGTCCCTATTCAGTACGGTGATTCAAGTCGTATGGCTAGCACACAAATTGCACAGAACAGTCCTAGTAGTTTACCTAGCGCCCCGTTGATTACGTATTATATTAGTGGCTTAGAGTATGATCAAAAAAGAACACAAGATCCTTATTTTATTGATAAGGTAAGTGTTCGTCAACGGCAGTATAATCCAGAGACTCAAAGTTATCAAACAACACAGGGACAAGCATTTACGGTAGAACGTGTAATGCCAGTACCTTATACATTACGAATAACCGTAGATTTTTGGACAACTAACTATTTGCAAAAATTAGAATTGGTAGAGCAATTAGGTGTGTTATTCAATCCTAGTATGGAATTACAAAGTACAGATAACTTTATTGATTGGACCAGTTTAAGTGTTGTATATCAAGATGGATTGACATTCAGCAGTAGAACAATACCACAAGGTACTGGCAACCCCATAGATGTGTTGACTTGGAAGTTTCATATGCCAATTTGGATTAGCAGTCCCGCTAAGATTAAGAAACTCGGTGTTATACATAAAATTATTGCTAGTATATTTAAAGGCAATGCTCTTACAGATATGCAAGACGATGATATGTTATTGGGAACTAGACAAAAGATTACCCCATATGGTTATAAGATACTGTTTATCGGTAACACATTACAAATATTGCCTAGCAACGAGGCTTTTTATCCAAGAAACACAGACTTAGAGTTACCAACCAACCCTGATACAACAGTGTATTGGCAAAGTGTATTGAATGTATATGGCACAGTGCGTCCTGGTATCAGTCAGATTTGGCTACAGAATCCATATATGGATACTGAGATTGTAGGTACGCTTGCGTTTAACCCAACTGATGATAGATTATTAATATATGATGTTGACATTGATACATTGCCAGAAAATACTTTGCAAGCAGTGGATAGTGTGGTCAATCCATTATTAAAAGGTCCAGGTCATGGATTGCCAGTGGCTGAATCAGGTCAACGTTATCTTATTGTAGAAGCTATCGGTAGTGAATTGAATACTGACCCATCTATTGCATGGGGCAATGTAGTAGCCAATGCCAATGACATTATTGAATTTGATGGCCTTGAATGGGTAGTAAGTTTCGATAGTGTTAATACAATGACTATTGAATATGTTACTAACTTAACAACTGGTGTTCAGTACCGATTCGTTGATAATATGTGGATGAAATCATATGAAGGTTGGTATGGCGAAGGGGATTATTCTATTGTAATATGATTTGTGATAAATC